CTGGTATAACCGTATCGCAAGGCTTCCGAAGAAGTTGGAGCAGTCCTATTACCTGGACGGCGACAGCGTACAGGAAGGAATACACGAAAAGACGGGTTATACGTTCTTTACCTACACATTTGTAAAAATTAACCAAACCTGGAAGGAGACAGAACTAGAATGGGACAAACTTTAGGAATTGACAGAGACTTAGCAAGAAAAATTAAGAGAATGAGCCGTAAGGAGCTGGACGGCTATTTAACGAGAGTAACCGACAAGAGCTATAACAACGGTTACGAACAGGGCTTAGTAGAAGGTATCGCACTGGCGGGACAGGCTATGGACGAAATCCTTAAGGAAGAAGTAATTAAAGGCACGTTTCCGGCTGAGAAGGTGGACGAGATCAAAAAGGCAGTAGGTACATATATTGCAAAAGTGCCGGAGCAGGCAGCAGAGAAAGACAAGGACGAAGGGAAGGAAGAAAATGTTTAAAGCAATCTATCTTACCGGGACTATTGTAGCGTTCTGCTTCGCCCTGTTATGGCTGGACGTTGACGAGATGCGGGAAGAAATGCGGGAAGAGGAACGGGGCTACTACCGGGAGAAGCCACACGGGAAAGAGAAGGCGGCGCTTGTATGGGCGCAAGTTGGGACTGCATTAACCGTAGGGCTTATGTGGTGGCTTGTGGTAGTGGCAAGCATCGGAGTAACAATATTGACGATTACAGGAGACGACTTAGGAGAATGAATATAACAGAATCAGAAGACCAGGCACAGCGCCTTATATTTGACTGGGCGCGCTGGCAGCAGGGCAAATACCCACAGCTTAAGGCTATGTACCATGCAGCGAATGAAGGGAAGCGAAGTGCGAGAGCTGGGGCAGAATTGAAACGCCAGGGCATGAAGCCAGGCGTAAGCGATATCTGCTTACCGTATGCTTCCGGGAAGTATAACAACCTGTATGTAGAGCTGAAAGTAGGAAATGGCAAAGCTTCAGATAATCAGCTTAAGTTTGTGGATATGATAAACAGCATTGGCGGGAAAGCGGTTGTAGTCTACGGAAGCGAAGCAGCAATAGAGCTTATAACTGCATACCTGGAAGGAACGATAGACGACCTGGAAATAGTAAGTGACACATACCCGAAGGAAAAAGCAAAGATTACAGAGCGGGTAAACAAAAAACGTTTTATTGGATTTTGCGGCATAGACTGCCGGAAATGCGATAACAAAGGCTGCCAGGGGCGGACGGTAGACGACGTATTAAGCCCTGGGTTACTGCCAGCAACATAAAGAATAGTACGAAAGAGAAAAGCGCTTGTAACTGCTTATGGTTATGGCAAAAAGCAAGGAAATGTATATCACACACGTAACACGACAACGAAGCACCAGCGGCGGGGCTTTTCTGCTGCCGCCGCAGAAAGGGAAGTTTAGGCAAATGAACGCGATTGAATGGTTAAAAGGAAAACTACATATTGAGCCGGACGAAAGAAAGATAGGAAAGAAATATTATGAGAAATGCGATAAGAACACAGCTACAGAGCTGGAAGCGTCTTACTCTACATACATGATATTGAAAGACCGAGGATATGAGCCGGACGATGTTTTAATATTACTGGAAGAAGATAACGGGAAGTTTACAGGAAAGAAGCTTACAGTACAGGTATACAGCACAGAAAGAGAAATAGAAGGCTTGTTAGATGGCTATTGTGTCTTAATGGTCGAAAATATGGGCTTAGCAGCGTGGAAAGTGAAATAAAAGAAAGTGAGGTAGAACGAATGAGAACAGCAGCAGTAGTAAATTTAAAAGGTGGCGTAGGGAAGAGTACAACAGCTATCAACATGGCTTTGATTATGAGCCAGGTACACGGGAAGAAAGTATTATTGATTGACAATGATTTCCAGGCAGCAGTTACAAAATTCTTTGAAAAGCACAGCTATGACGCGCTGAGCATGGAAGAGGTACTTAGAAATCCGATTTTGTTCGCGCAAGATGTAATTGTACCGAGCGGACGCTGGGGGCTGGATATTATCCCGTCTAATATGAACCTGGTAGCGGCAGCAGACGACCTTATAACAGATAAGGACGGCGACCAAATGGGAAGAATCAGACACGTACTTAACCAGGTGGAAGAAGATTACGATTATTGTATTATTGACTGCCACCCGGGAGTAGGAATAGAGGTGCTTAACGCCCTGGCAGCAGCAGAAGACATTATTATACCGATTAAGGCAGATAAGAACGCTTTAGACGGTATGGAAGAGTTAGACGACATTATACAGGAAATCAGACCGTATAACGAAAAGCTGGAAAGCGTGCGCTGCCTGGTAACGATGTACACAAAGGATATTGATGTAATCAAAGGCGAGGAAGCTTTAAGAAATAGCAAATACGACGTATTTAATACGCATATCAGACATAGCAAGAAAGTAACAGCGTGGACGTATGAGAACGGGCAAAGCCTGTTAGAGACAACACCGAGAAGCGCAGCGACAAGAGATTATAAGAACCTGGTATTAGAGTATATGGGAAAGCGGGTGTAAAGATGCTTGAAGAATTCAAGGAAACATTAAGAAGGGTTTTGCTGGCAAAGTATAGCATCGGCTTTATAGACGGATACGAAACCGGGAAGGCTGACGGATATACGGAAGGATATACAGACGGAACAAAAGCGGGCGGTTTTACCGACGGGTACAGAGCTGGTAAGACTGATGGATACCGGGAAGGGCATGAAGGCGGAATAAAAGCGGGTGGCTTTGTTGACGGATACGAAACTGGGTACGAAGTCGGATACAAAGAAGGAAGCGAAGACGAAAGAAAAGGGATAAGACGGTTAAGCCCAGGAGAAAAATAGGGGAACAGTAGAAAGGAGATACAGCAATGGGAAAGATTGGCATAGGCGACAGACTTAACGCCAACAGCAAGAAAAATATTATTTTTGCAAAGGACTACAGAAAGGTACGCTTAGACCCGCGTACATTGATTCCGTCGGAGCATAACAAGTATAGCCAGGACAATATAGAAGAACTGGCGGACAATATGCTTTTAGTCGGACAGCTACAGGAAATCATAGTAGGGCGTGTAGACGGGCAAGACAGAATAATAGTAGGACATAGACGTACAGCGGCAGCAGTCCTTAATATCGAGCGTGGACACGACGAATTTAAGCTTGTGGACTGCAAAATAAAAGAAATGAGCGAAAGCCTGTTTATGCTGACACTGCATAGTGCAAATATCTTTAACCGACAGCTTAGCGACTGGGAATTAACGAACGGCGTAGCTGAGTTTACAAAGTACCTGGTAAAAGCCAGGGAATCCGGGGAACTGACTATAGAGGGGAAAATGAGAGACTATATAGCAAATGTTACCGGGAAGTCTACGGGTAAGATAAATCAGATCAACAGTATCAATAACAATTTGTGCGAAGAAGGCAAGGAAGCATTTAAAGACGGAAAAATAAACTTTTCTACAGCGTATGAAACTTCCAGGCTGCCGGAAGAAAAACAGCATGAAGTTATTGAAAATGGAGAGCTGTTAAGTAAAGACGTTCGGGAAATGGTAAAAGAAGAACGAGAGAAGAAAGAAGCGGAAAAGAAGCCGGGCGACGATTACGAGCCAGCACACCCGGAAAGCATTACGAGCCTATGCTATTCTTGCCAATACTACAGTGAGTGCAACGTAAAAACGGGAACTTGCGAAAAGTGCGATAAGTACACAAATAAGGCAGAAGCAGAGAAAACAGAGGAACAGCGGTACGATGAAGAACAAGCAGCAATAGATCGGGATACAAAAGCGAAGCTACGGCAGCAGTCCGATGATAAGAAAATGGAGACATTACCGAGCGAAGCGACGACAGCAGAACCGAAGACACATATTATACGGCTTGCGGCTATGAATTATGACGACGTTGTAAGCGGAAAGAAAAGTTTTGAAATCTGTAAAGATGCCGGATACAAGGAAGGCGACATTATAGAGTATATGGAGTTTAAAGACGGACGCAACACGGGAAGAACATTTAAGGCGGAAATAGCTTATGTAGTGAATGAGCATAGAGGACTAACAGAAGGCTTTTGCATTATAGGCGTAAAGGTGTCAGAATCTGACACGGGGAAGGAATAAGAGAACATGGAAACAAGAAAAATAACGCTAAGAGATTTATTAACAGTAACAGGAGAGAAGGAAAACATAGCACTTTATAAAGCTTGTGATGAAGGAAAGAGATTCATTGTAAATATTGAATGTGAAAGCGCAAAGAAATATCTGAGCAAAGATATACTTGATGATGAAGTAGAGATAGTAGAAGGCGTTTGTAGCAAGGGTGTAAAAATAACAATGAAAAGGGAAGGCTTATGATTAGAAAAGGGCAAAGAATAAAAGTAATATGCAACGAAGCCAGGCTTAAGGAAGTAGGCGTAAGGCAGAAACATATTAAGCATATCCTGGGGAAGATAGGTACAGTAAAGGAAATACGGAAGCTGCCGAACACGGACGATATGTACGCCTATTTTATACACTTCCGTTATGTGAATCTGAAAGCAGCACCAGGGAATAAGAAGCCTTACTATGCTATGCTGGACGATATGATAGAACCTATTAACCTGGAAGTAGTAGGAGAAAAGAAGAAATGATAGTATACGGTAGAAAGAACGGGAAGACACTACGAAGCACACTTAACAGCGTGACGGAAGTACGGAACGGTTACATATATGCAGCAGCTACAGGAGAGCGTATAGCGAAGATAGGCAATGTAATAATGATGAGCCTACAGGAAATGTTATTGATAATACGGGCGAGCTTCGGAAACAAGAAAGCAAAGAAGGAATTAAGACAGCGGGAAATACGAGACA